TCCCCCCTACTCATCTCTATCGCCGTAGAAATTTCCCAGATTTTCATGGTCGAAAAAATCCCGGAAGGGAGGAGGGGGGGCGAGTTACCGCCATGCCCTGGCAGGGATCCGGGAACCTGGGATCGGCGGGGGCCAGTAAAGCAGACCACGACTGGACCCGCGACCATGATCAGGCGCCCGCCGCTGGCGACATGGGAAAGGCAAGGGGGGAGGGCGAGGCCTGGTGCGAGATAGCGCGGACTGGAGAGACGAGAGGGCGGTGTTGTGGCAGAGGGCCCCGGGGGGCGGGGGTGGGGAACACGTCTAAGCGCCGCCCGGAACACGGCCAAGCGGAACGGGCGCGAGAGAGGGGGAAAGGCTTTCGAGGGATAAATGCCAACGGCAAGGTGGGGTGGGGGCGCGGAAAAAATCGATTCGAGGCTGAATATTCGAAAAAGGGGCAAATCACGCACCCGGAAAAAACCTGTCAAGCATTATTTTTCATCCAGAATCACCCGGCATGCGTCCGTCGCTTCACATAATTTCCCGTGAATAACGGCGGAAATGACGCCCCGCCCGCCCGGGATCATTCGAAAAAAACCCGTGTTACATTGGCCACAAGCAGGATTCTATTCGAAGCATTACCCCGGCTTAGGCCGGGCCTGGGGCGTTCAAAAAAACGCCCGGGACGGGAGATATGGGCAGGTACAACAAGATCGCACAGCTTGGATGCGCCGGACGGATTGAGGAAATCCTGGCTGGCGGCTTCGTCTCCGCGAAGGAGATCGCCCGCCGCCTGACGGAAGAGGGATTCGCCGTATCTCCGGCGACCGTCACGCGTCATCTGAAGTCACAGCGGGAGGAACGCCGCGATACCACCCAGAAGATCGTCCGGGATCATGTCGAGAAGACAGTCCCCGCCGACCTCGACGCGCTGGAGGAGATGGAGAGGAAGTGCCTCGACTGGACGCGCGAGCCCACGGACGCCTTTGCCCATCGCCTGGCCGGGAAGCACATCACCGACCACCTGGAGGGTTGGCTCGCGATCATCAACAACATCGACCCCGCCCTCTACGCCCACGAGGACGACCCCGAAACGGCGCTCAAGCTGGCGCGGGGGAAGGCCGTCCGCGAGATTATGGCCGATTGCCTGGGGTGGATTGCCGACGATCTCAGCCTGCAGAAGGCCCGCCTGGCCGCGATGCGGATGGCGGCCCAGATCATCGACCTCAAGCTCAAGCACGCGATCGGAGATTCCGGGGGCAGCAATATCATCATCGGCGCCCCGGAGGACGCCCCACCCGCACAGCCAGATCCAAAGGCCGCCGCCGCGCCGCGGCTGCTGACCTTTCCCACCGCAACAGGAACGGAAGAGGGAGGGCCGGGATGATGGCGATCTATTGGCAACGCCCCGGAACCATTCCGCCACCCGCGCCTGAGCGCGCCCCGCAATCGGGAGAGGGAGGGCAGGGCTGATGGCCGGGACGCTGAGAATGGAACTCTCTCCAACGCAACTGGCCTTCGTCCAGTCGCCCGCCCACATCTCGCACCTGATCGGACCCATGGGCGAGGGGAAGACCCACTGCGGCGTCGCCGGGCTCATCTACCACGCTGCCCGCTGCGGAATCAACCTCCGCGCCGCCATTGTCCGCGACACCCACCAGAACATCAAGACGTCCACGGTCACGTCGATCCAGGAGATCCTGGGGGATTGGGTGGCATTTAAGGATAACTATAAAAAAATGTTTATACGGACGCGCCCCTCGGTCGAGGTCGATCTCTTCGGCATCGACGACCCCGCCAGCGTCAGCAAGCTGCAGGGCCCGGAATACGGATGCATCTGGCTGGAGGAGCCCGCCCCCATTCATGAGCGCGCCAACGCCGGCCTTCCCAAGGAGGTCTTCGACCTGGCGCTCGCCCGCTGCGGCCGCCAGAAGGGCTCGCGCCCGCGATTGCAGATCACACAGAACCCCGGGGACGAGGCGCACTGGTCGACCGATCTGACCGACGGCCCCGAGGACTATATGATCGCCGAAGACGGAACGGTCATCCAAAAGCTGACCTTCCGGATCCCCCGCGGCGAAAACAAGCACCTGACCGCCCTGCAGCGCGCCATGAACATGGCCGCCTTCAAGGACGACCCCGGGAAGTGGGCGCGCTACGTCGAGGGCCGCGTGGCCACGGTCCAGATGGGCCGGGCGGTCACGCCAGGCTACGCCCCGCATATCCATTTTTCGCAGAAGATCCTGCCCGTCTACCCCCAGCTCCCCGCCGTCCGCTCCTGGGACGGGTATCAGCACCCCTGCTGCGGCATCGCGCAATTCAATCCCGCCGGTCAACTGGTCGTGCACGACGTCCTGGCCGGGGAGGGCATCGGCGTCCGGGAGCTGATCGAGGAGCAGCTCCTGCCGCTTTTGGCCACGCCGAAGTACGCCGGAAAAATCCAGCCCGCCCGTGTCATGACAGGCGGCGCGCCCCCCTGGCGCGACGTGGGCGACCCGTCGATGCCGGTCCCGGACCAGAGCACCGTCCGCGTCAGCGCGGCGAAGGTCATCGAGGAGACGCTTTCCACACGGTTCGAGTCCGGCCCCACCCGCTGGCCGAACCGCCTGGAGCCCATGACCCACGCGCTCAAGCGCATGGTCAACGGGGGGCTCCCGGCCGTCGTTCTGTCCGCCTCCGCCGCCCCGCTTCACAAGGCCCTGAAGGGCGGCTGGCACTACAAGACGGACAACTCCGGGCACGTGATCGGCAAGACGCCCGTCAAGAACGAGCACAGCCACCCCGGGGACATGTTCAGCTATCTGATCGCGGCGCTTATGCCCTTCAACGTCCGCCGCGAGTATCAGCGCATGGAGAAGGAGGCCCGGATGGCCCGGGCCATTTCCTATGGAACGGGCGGGCCGCCCCAGCGGCGCCTGCCCCGCGCCGTGTCGCTCGGCGCGTAGAGAGAAGGAGCCCAGCGTGGCCGTCAAGGGGAAAAAGGACCAGTTTTGGGAGATGCGGGAGGGCGGTCCCTACGCCATCGAGGAGGGCACGGCGAGCGAGATCTTCAAGTGTACGGGCTGCGGCGCCGAGACGCACCCGGACGCGGGCTGGAACGGGGAACCGTCCCGGCACAACTGCCGTCCCGGGTGCCCATGCCGCGACAGCGACTGGCGGATCGGGAATACATCCCAGTACCGCAAGAACTTCGACCGGATTTACCCCGACGCCCCCGGCGCGGGGATGTAGGAGACCGAGATGGCGCACACAAGAAAATCCCTGATCGCCGGCACACTGATCGCCGCCGCCCTGATCGCCTGGGCATGCGCGTTTTGCCTGGGATGCGCCGACCCGGCGGACGACGCCGCCCGGGCCTTCAACGACTCCCAGGCCTGGTACGCGTCGCTCCCCGAGACGACCGAACGCCTGGATCGGATCGTGGTCGTCCGGATCCGCGCGTTCGGAAGCGAGGACGACAAGCAGCGCGCCTGGGCCGCCGCGCATCCCCAATTCGGCCCCGCCGCCGCCGGGGTCTGCATCTCGTCCGAGGTGCCGGAGATCTGGGTCGACCTGCGCCGCGCCGGCGGACGCCTGGTCCTGCCGCCCCACATCCTGGGGCACGAGATGATGCACGCGGCCGCGTTGTATGACCAACGCCTGGTCGACCCGGACCGGCTGATCGACCCGAAACTGTACGCGGGAGGCTGACATGCTGACGAAACGCGTCAACCCCAAAACCAAAAAGAAGGAATACTGCCTGGTCTCCGCCTCGGGCCGCCCGCTCCGCTATTTCGGGAAGCAGCGCCCCACGAGCGAGGAAATCGCGCGCGAAGAGGCGCGCATCGACCATTTCGCCAACCGGGGGAAGTAGGATGGAATTCACGAATCCCTTCGCCGAGATCATGGCCCGCATTGCCGCCCTGGCGCGGTCGGACGACTCCGCCCTCCAGGAAATCCGCGACGAGCGCGAGCTCGCCGAGCGCGAGGCGGCCGCCCAGGCCTACGCCGGGGAGGACGAGAAGCACTTCGTGGATTACCTGAAGGATTGCATCGCCCAGTCCGTCAAGGCCAATAAGGAGATCCGCCGCGTGCAGGACCACTGCTGGCGGGTATACCGGGAGAACGAGCCCGTAAACTACGCCCGCAAGGAGCCCTGGCAGTCCCGCATCGTCGTCCCCAAGCCGTTCGCGACCGTCCAGTACGGCGCCAGCGCCATCAAAAAGTCCTTCACCCCGAAATTCCTGTCCATGGACAACATCCGTCCAGGCCGGGAAGCGGCCGGAGAGTTTTGGAAGCGCGTCATGGAGACGCAACTGAACGAACAGCACGGTAAATTCGTGCTGCGCTTCACCGACGCGACGACCATGGCCCTGGCCGTCGGGATCTCCATGGAGATGATCCCGCGCTGGAACCCCGGAAAGGGGCTGGAGTACGTGCTGATCGAGCCCTGGAAGATCCACCGGGACCCGGACAGCCTTTCCCGCGACTGCCAGTCCGGGATGTACTGGATTCACCAGGAGTGGCTCGACTGGTACGTCCTGAAAGAGGGCGAGGAACGCGGCCGCTACACCCAGGTCGCCCGCGTCCGGTCCGAGGACAACGCCGAGACGGACAACGACCTCCTCACGAACGAGGCGATCGCCGAGCGCAAATCCATGACGTGGGAACGGTCCCGCTTCCGGAAGATGATCCTGACATCCGAGTTTTGGGGCACCGTGCTGGACCGGAGGGGAAACCTCCTCCTGCCCAACGCCACGTATACGGTCGCTGGCCAGCGGATCATCCAACTGCCCCGCGCCAGCCTCTACCGCCAGATCCGCTGGCCGGGACTGGCCTTTTCCCCGCTTCCGGACCTCTTACGCTTCGGCGGCCGCGGGCTCTTGGAGGGCGTGATGAGCGTCTGGGAGGCCATGTGCGGCCTGATGTGCCTGCACCAGGACAACCTCCAGTGGCTCGTCAACCCCATGAC